ATATACACGACACTCTTCGGACAAACGATTTAACTCTTAGCGATCATCACAAGATAAGACTTGGAGATAGTGATGATCTACAAATCTATCATGATGGAACGGTAAATGAAATTAGAACTGTTAACGGTCATCTACATCTAAGATCTGAAGATAGCATCATCCTTAGTAAGATCGATTCAGATGGTAGTAATGCTGAAGTTACGGCTAAATTCCTTGAAGATGGAGCCGTAGAATTATATTATGACGGTACTAAAAAATTAGACACGGCTTCTAGTGGGGTTAATTTCTACGGAAATACCACAATGGGAGATAGTTCCATTCATGCACTTGGAAATGGTTCAGATCTACAAATCTATCATGATGGTAATTCATATATAAAAAATATATCTACTGGAGGTAATTTATATATAGATACCGCCGTCACTGATGGTGAAATTCGTCTTACATCTAATAATGTAAACGAGAACATGATATTGGCCAAAAGAGATGCTCAAGTTGAACTATATTATAACGGCAGTAAAAAGCTGTCAACGCATACTAATGGAATTTCAATTAATACAGACAATACTTCATCAGATACTGGTCAAGGTATAGTTTTCAATGGGTCTGGTAATACTTGGTTTAAGTGTGCTGGAACTGGAGATCACGATTTTGCAGAATTTTACAGAGGAACTGATGGTTCATTAACAAGAGTTGGTTATATAAGAGCCAGTGGATCAGCAACTACTTATTCAACATCTTCTGATTACAGATTAAAAGAAAACGAAGTAGCTATATCTGATGGGATTACTAGATTAAAAACATTAAAACCATATAGGTTTAACTTTAAAGTTGATCCTGATACTACAGTAGACGGATTCTTTGCACATGAAGTTACACCTGCTGTACCAGAGGCAATTACTGGTGAGAAAGATGGGACTGAAATGCAAGGTATAGATCAATCAAAACTTGTACCTCTCCTTACTGCTGCATTACAAGAAGCAATTACAAAAATAGAAACATTAGAAACTAAAGTCGCAGCTTTAGAGGCGGGTTAATGTATAAGACAGTAGCGGGTACGTCTATAAAATTCGCCTTATTTATTAATCAATTTATTTATTAAAAATTTAAAATGGCAACTAAAACTTGGCAAGTCAACACCATGCAGCGTGAACTAGCTGATGGTTATGTAAATAAGGTTATCTATCGTGTTAATGGTGAAGATGGTACATATAAGTTCAGAGCTACTGGTGAAGTAGATCTTCCTAAGCCTGACACTCTAGTACCTTATGCTGATCTAACTGAAGAAGTAGTTCTTGGTTGGGTTAAAGCAAAACTAGATGCAGATAACGCTGGTACTGTAGCTGCAATCGAAACAGCAGTAGAGAACGGCGTTAACGAACAGAAGACTCCAACAACAGGTGTCGGTAAGCCTTGGTAAGATAATAGTTCCTAATACTCCTGAGCCGCTACCACCCATGAGGATCGATTTTAAGCCCCCTACAGCTCGGATACCATCATATAAACCTATGGTGATCCCTCCGAGCGATCTGGAAGCTCCTGAAGGGGTAAAGGCGGAATCTAAAGAGGAACAACCAACTGCACCTAGTGTACAAATACCTGTTATTGATATACAGATGCCGTTACCAACTGCTGAAGTAGTAGCAACTGCTACTTATGCAGCTGTAGCGGCTGTAGCAACTACCACCCTAGCTACACCTTTCTTTGATCAAATAAAGAAAAAACTACAAAAATTCATTCAAGGTAAAATTGACAAATGGAAGCAAAAGCAAAAGAAGAAAAAGGATTCTTTGGTAAACTAAAAGACGCTGCAGAAGACCAAGAACATCAAATACAGATCTTAGGTACATTTGTCAGACTTGGTGTTGTAGTTTGGAGTGGTTTTATTATTACATTAAACTACGTAGAAATACCTATGATCAAGAAAAGTCCAGGTGGGGATATAACTTTCCCGGCAAGTATTTTTACTGGAGCTTTAGCAACTTTCGGGTTGACTACTGGTAACGGTAATAATAAAAAGGAAAAGCCAAAACAATGAAGAAATGGTTAGTACTCTTGGCACTGGCATCACCCACGGTAGCGAGAGCAGAATTAGTGACCCCGAATTTCACCCAGGGTTCGATGAACAGTACAACGACAACGACTCAAGAGATTGTAGAAGAAATTACTACAACCACTTATGGGTCTGCATTAAACAAATGGAGTGGGGAAAACATAACCCATACTTCAGCTTCATCAGGAGGATTAGTAGATACAGATTCAGTATTTACCCTACATACAGCTGGAGATCCTTTCACTTTAGAAATAACAGAAAGAGCAGCCAGTCAAGTACTATCAGTAGAAGTAATCGACAGAGAAATCGACGTTACTGCTACTACGGTCTCCTTATCAGTCTTCTCGCAATAGCACCAGCTAAAGCAAGTGATCCTGAGACTAATAATGTTAGTAATCCAGTAGCTGCTGCGACGGGAAATGTAACCAACCAAGCGGTGCAATTCCAAAACAATGGAGCACCGTCAAGACAGCACTATGGTCCTAACATTTCATGTAATGGTTCAACTATGACTTTCTCACCATTTTATATGGGAAATCATACAAAACCTTGGGATATAGATGAAGAAGGTATGAGACCGTCTAGTTATACTATGGCTGAAAACTGGGGAGCACAGATTAACTTTATGGTTCCCCTGGATAAAAGAGGATTAGAAAGGTGTCGCAGTATGGCAGCAAGACAAGAAGAAAAGATGAGACTTGACTATGAATTAGTTAGAGTCTTAAAATGTGCAGAATTACAACAAAAAGGGTTTATGCTTGTGCCTAAATCCCGTGTTTATAATTTATGTAGTGATGTTGTACCAATAGCATCGTATAAAAAGGCAGAAGAAAAAGCAAAGGCTGATCTTCTACCACCTCAACCATCTAAGAAATGGTGGCAAAAATTAAATCCCCTAAACAAATGATCGTACTTATCAAGCCCATCCTAATGGCATTCCTCAGTTCATCTGCAGTTAAAGAACTAGTTATACAACTACTTGAAGCTTATGCAGAATCAACTGATAATACCGTTGATGATAAGGCAGTAGAATTAATTAAAAAGAATTTATTCCCAGGAACTAAAGACTAATGAAGAAAGCCACTGAAGACCAGTTTAACGAATTACATAGCCTCGTCACAGAAGAATTCCTATCTCGGGTTAGAAGTGGCACAGCTTCTACACAAGATTTAAAAGCCGCATGTGAATGGCTTAAAACTAATGATATTAGCGGGATCGCTTACGAAGGGAATCCTTTAGATAAGTTAGCTAATATATTACCAAAAGTAGACCCTGACCTAGTGAACAAGAGGATGTATGGCAAAATCGTCAACTGAGACATACAGAACAAATGCTAAGTCTCGTGCTAAGCATGTAAAAGATAATAGCCCTGGCGGTAAATATGCTCATTCTAATGAATATAAGCGTAAACATTACCGTCAACGTAAGAAATTAGGATTAAAAGTCGGTGATAAACGTGATGCATCTAAGCAATCTGATGGATCATATAAAGCCGAAAGTCTTAAAATCAACAGGGGTCGCAAATAATATATGACCCCATTACTACCAACCCCTAACCATTATTTATACAACCTAATAACCATGACAAGTCCTGACGCTAAGAAGCTCTGGAGAAGAGCTGTTAAAGAGCACTTCAATTGTACATGTGTTTATTGTGGAAACAATTATGAATTACATCAACTTACAATCGATCATGTTAAACCTAAATCTAAAGGTGGTGAAGATATTTCAACGAATGTTGTACCAGCCTGTAGAAGATGTAATCAGGAGAAGGGGAGTAGTAATTGGCTCGGATGGATGCGAGCTACTTTTGGAACAATACCCGATAGGGAACAAATGATCCTTACACATATTAGTTAAATGGCAGTATTACTAGATGAAAAGTATCTAATCGAACAAACAGATGACAATAAAGATTATATATTTAAAAGAATAAAAGAACAAATAGCTAAAAATAAGAAAAAATATCCAAATTGGAGGGAAAGACCTCATATATTAAGAGAAGGTTTACCAAAACCTTTTTTATATGGTAATGAAATTGTACAAATTAAAAATGTAAGTGCATTTGGGAGAGGTGAGAAGAATATACAATTAGGTAGACAAACAGGTGCAAAGAAAATAAGAGAAGCATTGCTTCGTGCAATGACAGATAAAACTGGAGCTGCAGCTAAAACTGCTTATGGAAGAGGTGCTAGAAAATTATTTGCAAACCAAGAAGATCACCATATTTTATTCAGAACTTTAATAGATAACTTTTATAAAAACTTACCAGAAGATCAAGCAGCAGAATTAACAGCTCATTTAGCTAGACGTGGTTCTCCTGTTGGTAATGTAATAGAGAATTTACAAGGACTTGATATAGACTTACACGATTCTAAAATGCCTGGTTCATTACATCAATGGGCTAGAGATATGAATATAGATAGTAAATCATTCCCAGATTTAAGTAATTTAGATTTTGATGCACGTACAGCAGCGTTAGATGATTGGTTAGATTTAATAGAAGAACCTCTTTTAGATAGAACTGCAACAATTTTATCAAGACAAGATTATCGAAGATATGGTACTAAAGGACTGCCAAAAACTTTAAGTGGTAAAGATAGACCAACAAGTATTACAAAAAAAGATTGGTTAGAATTTCTTTATAATCAACGTGAAAATGTTAAAGCAAGATCTAATCTTTTAGATAAATATCCTATTCTTGCAGAAGACTTAGATAGTCCTAATATACGACCTGAGTTAAAAGCTAAGTATGAAAAAGCCTTATCTTTAGTTCCAGAAGGAGATGTACAGACATTTAAAGCTTTAACAAAGGCTCAAGAAATACAAGCAATAGATTGGGTTAATGATCCTGATATTAGGAAAACACTTGGTAAACCAACAGCAGAAGTAACAGAATTAGGCGCAAGACTTGGTGGTATAGGTGATACTATTACTCCTCAACCACATTTATTAAAAAACACTATTAGAAATATAACTAAAACAAAAGCGTTTAAAATTGGAGCTGCAACTACATTCGGAGTTACTGGTGTTGGTTTTGATGCTTTAAGTACTTATGCTGGTACTGGTCAAGCTATAAAAGAAAAAGATCCATTAAGAAAAATAGCTGGTGGTTTGGAAGCATTATCTGGTGTCTCTGGAATTGCTAGTTTAACTCCAGCAGCTCCTGTAGCAGTACCTGTTTCATTATTAAGTGGTGGTGTTTCTGTAGCGTTAAATTATGCAGCAGATCTTAAAGATAAAGGACCATTAACTGAAGAGGAACGCCTTAAAAAACTTAAACAACTACAACTCAGTGCATTATAACCATGGCAAACGACACATTAAAAGTAAAGAAAAAACCAGCTAACGCACTATCCATATCAGAAGCTAAAAAATGGGTAGCACGAGGTAAAAATAGAAATTATAATGACCTTATAAGAAAAAGAGATCCTGTTACTGGAGAAGTTTATTATGTAGAAAAATGGGTTGATCCTGTTAAAACATGACGGATCCTTTAACCGCATTACAAGAAGATTTCAAGTTGTTTCTACAAGCCCTGTGGTCTCAACTTGAACTACCTTCTCCCACAAGAGCACAGTATGCTATAGCTGACTACTTACAAAATGGACCAAAAAGATTACAGATCCAAGCCTTTAGAGGTGTTGGTAAATCTTGGA